ATAACGCATATAAAACTGCGGGTATGTCGGCCAATGACTATATGTCCACGGTCACATCCTTCTCTGCATCGCTGATTTCCTCTCTGGGCGGTGATACGGAGGCGGCAGTCAAGTATGCGGATATGGCGATCACCGACATGGCGGATAACGCCAATAAGATGGGTACAGACATCGGACTCATCCAAAACGCATACCAGGGCTTTGCCAAGCAGAACTACACGATGCTCGATAACCTGAAACTCGGCTACGGCGGCACCAAGACTGAAATGGAGCGGCTGCTTGCTGATGCCCAGGCGATTTCCGGCATTGAGTACGACATCAGTTCCTACGCTGATGTGGTTGAAGCGATCCACGTCATTCAGGAGAGCATGGGCGTCGCCGGTGCTACCGCTGCGGAAGCGGAACATACCATCGAAGGCTCCATGAACGCCATGAAGGCGGCTATCGATAACCTTATCGTGGGATTCGGTAATGCGGATGCTGACATTGAGCAGCTTTGCAACAATGTGGTGGATGCATTCCAGGATGTGCTGACCAATATTACCCCGGTCATTGAGAACATTATCTCGGCATTGCCAACGGCGCTGAATGCACTGCTTGCGACTGTGGGTGATCTGCTTCCGACCTTACTGGACACCGTGGTCGATCTGTTCTCCCAGGTACTAACTACGCTGCTGACGATGATACCACAACTGGTCCCGGCAGTCATTGAAGCGGTGATGACCATTGTGAACACGCTGATCGAGAACCTTCCGCTTCTGGTGGATGCCGCCGTTCAGATCATCGTTTCTCTGGTAGAGGGTATCGGCTCGGCACTTCCGCAGCTTATCCCCGCCGCAGTGCAGGCAATCATCACCATCGTGGAGGGGCTGATTTCCAACCTTCCTATGATCCTCGATGCCGCCCTGCAACTGATTATGGGACTGGCAGAGGGTTTGCTTGCCGCAATTCCTACACTGATTGAAGCACTACCTTCCATTATTACAGCGATTGTTGAGTTCATTCTCGGCGCAATTCCCCAAATCATCGAAGCGGGCATTCAGCTTCTGACCTCTTTGGTGGCAGCATTGCCGGACATTATCGTCGCCGTGGTGGAAGCTATCCCGCAGATCATTGACGGCATCATCACCGCTGTTTTGGACAGCATTCCGCTTATCATCCAGGCGGGTATCGACCTGCTGATTTCTTTGGTACAGGCTCTGCCGGAGATCATCACAACCATTGTGGCGGCTATCCCGGAAATCATCGGTTCTGTGGTCAATGCCCTTATAAACAGCATTCCCCAGATCGTGCAGGCAGGTGTGGAACTGTTCATATCCCTTATCGCCAATCTGCCTACCATCATCGTTGAAATCGTAAAGGCCGTACCGCAGATCCTTGCGGGTCTGGTCTCTGCCTTCGGTAAGGGCGTATCGCAACTTGCCGAGGTCGGCGGCAACCTTGTCCGTGGCTTGTGGCAGGGCATCCAGTCCCTGGCATCCTGGCTTTGGAACAAAGTGTCCGGGTGGATTTCCTCCATCTGGGATGGTATCTGCGACTTCTTCGGTATCGCATCCCCGTCCAAGGAAATGGGCTGGGTCGGCGAGATGTTGGTGGAAGGTCTGGCAGGGGCTATCAATGCCAACGGTAAAGATGCCGTTGCAGCCGCTGAAGGCATGAGTTCTGAAATCAACGATGTGATGCACAGCTTGGCTGATGACATGACCACGGCACTGCCGACCGACTTCACCGTCAACGGCACGGTCAACCGTAACGATACCGCTTCCGGCATCGGTGGCATGGGCTACGGCGCGCTCATTACCATTCAGCAGATGGTTGTCCGCAGCGAGGAGGATATCCGCAAGATTTCCCAGGAACTCTACAACCTTATTCAGAGTGGCTCTCGCGCACAGGGTCACTTCACTACAGCATAAAGGAGGGCTTTGACCTATGGGTTTTACCTATAACGATATTACATCGGCCAGTATGGGCATCAAAGCCCGTCTGACCTCCTGGCAGGTGTGTGGTAAACTTCGCAACTTTACCACCACCGTGCCTGGAAAATACGGTGTTGCTGACTTCGGCGCTGACTTTGATTACAGAGAAATCACTGCCCATTGCAGCATCTATCCCAAGCACAGTTTCACGGCACTGGTTTCTGCTCTGGACAGCATTGCCGCCTGGCTTGACCCCACCCAGGGACTTCATCAGCTTGTGTTTGATGATGTTCCCGACAGGTATTTTATGGCACGACTGAATGATGCGGTGGACTGTGAACGGCTCGTCCGCTCGGCAGGCAGCTTTGAACTGAAGTTTTTCTGCCCAGACCCGTTTGCCTATGCACTGACGGATGAGACCTTCTCCATTACCGAGGAAGGCACTCATACCGTGACCCGCGCCATCGGCAATATTGAGTCCTTGCCGGTCTACCGCATCAAAGGTGTACTGACTGCCGGGGCAAGCAATTATATCAGCATTACCACCAACGGCACAGAAATGAAGGTCATGAATGCCACTCTTTCCGAGGGAGAGACCCTTGTGGTGGACACCGACAGGATGACTGCCTATGTGGTGGATGAAAATGAAGAAACGCTCCGTAACGGCCTGCCGTATTTGCAGGAACTGAACTTTCCGACTCTGGCTGTCGGTGATAACACAGTCACTGTGGAAGTGAGCAATGCCACGCTGACGGAACTTCAAATTGGGGCCAAGAGCAGATGGAGGTGACGGTATGTCTCTGAAAACAATTCTGAATAAACAGACGGATTTCACGGGTGAATTTCCGGCAGAGTATGCCGCCTCCGGCTTGTGGCGTTTTAATGAGTCTGCGCCGGATGAAGATACCTCACTGGTGGATGAATCCGGCTGCGGACGCAACTTTACCATTATCAACTGGTCTGGCACTACCGCAAACCTCTCCAAAAGCCCAAAAGGTCGCCAGTTCCGATTCAATATCAACAACCCGACCTCTGAAAAGACCCACCTGCAGGTCACCAATGACGGCAGCATCTTTGCAAACCTCGGTGAACGCATCATTGTGGGCGGTTGGATGAACCCTACCACTTACTCGGTGGGTAATACTTTCTGTCCCATCTTCAACACCCGCTACGGTCCCGGACAGCCGATTTTTTATCTGTCCCTATATTCCGGCAAGCCAAGAATCATGCTTTACAACTCCGCAGGTTCTCTGATCCTCGACCAGTCTATGACACCTTCTTTCAAACTGGTAAATGGCGGTTGGTATTTCATTGCCGGAGTGATCGAGCCGAACAACAAGAAATTCACCTATGTGGTAGGCGACCGTTCTTCCGGCGAGGTGTGGAAATCTGAAACACTAACCTTTACCGGGGAACTGAACCGCTCCTGCGTTGCCGATCTGGTTATCGGTATGCACGCCACTTCCTATTACTACGCAGGCGGCTTTGATGACTGGTTCCTTGACTGTGATTCTCCACTGACCGCAGATGATTTGGTGGACTTTTTCAAAGCAACCGTCCTCTGCAACGGTGCAGACAGTTCTTCCGATGTGGATGCCCTTGCCGATGCAAGCGGTGTCACGCTGAAAGCCACTGATGGCGTCTACCCGGAAAGCGGTGTAATTTATACGAAAGCTGCTGACTGCAATCTTTCCGGCACGGGTAAGGTGTCCGTCACCAGTGAGTACACAGCGGGAGTCACCGCCATTGCATCCGTGGAGACCTCCACCAGTGATGACCTCACTGATTGGAGCGACTGGATCGTGGTCGGCTCGGACGGAAAGCTGCAATCTCCCAACCGAAACTATATCCGCTTTAAGGTTACGCTCACCACTTCGGACACCACCAAAACTCCAAAACTGGTGGATATTCGGCTCTACGACATTCCAAAGGCTCCCTATGAGAAGATCGGCTATGCCAGACCTGTGGTTCTGGACAGCAATGGCGCGTGGGAAGCGGTTCTGGAAAATGCCTATGACATTATTGTCACAGGCGAAATCAACGGCGAGGACACGCTGACTTTCAGTATTCCGTACCGTGACAGCAAGCGAAAGTACATCGATAACGAGAAGAAAATCCAGATCGTTGACGATGTTTATAAAATTCGCACTATCACAGATGTAAAGGACAGCACCGGCAGCACCATTACCCAAGTGTATGCCGAGGCAGAGTTCTATGATCTGACATTTTCTGTTCGTAAGGAAGAAAAGAAGTTTGATGCCGAGACTGCCGATGTTGCTATGGCCTACGCTCTGGCAGACACCGAATGGAGTGTCGGCACGGTCAATGTGACCACCAAGCGTACCTGGACTTCCACGGAAAAGAATGCTCTTTCCATTCTCCGCAGCATTGCCAATCTCCACGGCGGCGACCTTGTTTTCGATTGCCCCAACCGACTGGTGCATCTGCTGACGGTAAACGGCAAGGACAGCGGTGCGCTGTTTGCTTATAAAAAGAATATGAAAAGCATTGAGCGTATCGTGGACACCCGCTCTCTGGTTACAAGGCTATATGCAGTAGGCGCGGATGGGCTGACCTTTGCCGATATCAACGGCGGCAAGCCATACCTTGAGGACTACACCTATTCCAAGGAAGTCCGCATTACCACCCTGGACTGTTCCTCTTTCACCAACCCGTACCAGATGAAGGAGTTTACAGCCATGCGCCTTGCGGAATACTGCAAGCCCACCGTGTCCTATGTGCTGAATGCGATGGACTTGTCCGTTCTGACAGGCTATGAGCATGAAGCCTGGAATCTGGGCGATTATGTCCGTGTTGAGGATAAGGAGTTGGGGCTTTCGGTCACTACCCGCATCGTGCGCCGTGAGTACAATCTGCAGGAGCCTTGGAATACCGTTCTGGAACTGTCCACCACGCTGAAGAACCTGGGCAGCTCCGTCAGCACTCTGGATACCATCGCAGACTCCCTTGAGGGTACAAGCGTGGTTTCCAACAACGATATCCGAGAACTGGTGCCGTTCAATCATCTCCGCAACTCCCGCGCCGATGATGATATGGCATATTGGGTCAATTCCGGCTTTGAAGCAGACGGTGCAAACGGTGCATCTGGCACGGCATCCTTTAAGGCTGTGGGTGTTGCAGGTATGACCAAAAGTATGTCCCAGACCGTGTATCCTTCCAATCGCAGCAGTTATACGCTGTCGGCGCAGATTGCTTCGGACGATTTGGAAAAACTGTCCGATGATGCCCAGGTGGGCATTGAGGTGGTCATCGAATACGAGGACGGCACCACTGAGACCCGTTTCATTGACCTGTACTGATGGAGGTGCGATATGGCTTATTTCTCGAAAACTACGGAAAAGATCACGCCGGAGAACTACTTTTCCAAGGTCAAATCCATAACGGTGCGTATCTGCATCACCAACTGCTCCGGCACAATTTATGTAACAGACCTTCTGCTTCAGCCGGGTTCTGTTGCCACGGGATGGGTAGGTCATCCCTGCGAAATGAAGTGGGTGCTTGATGGCTAAACCCGTATTCATCCGACTGGCAGAGGTCATAAATAAAAAGCAGGAAAAGCGTGTCATGAGCGTAACGGTGAAGCCTACCGTCACCAACTGCTCTGGCACGATCTGGTTCACTGACCTCATGCTGCAGGAAGGACCGGCGCTGACCGGCTATGTTCCGCACACGGAGAGCAGGCTGGCGAAAAACGATAAGGTCTGGTTCAACGGCGTGGTTCGCTCTGCTGAAACGGTTATTGTCTGCAATCTTGGCGAGACCTCCGGCGGCTTGGATATCCACATCTATCCCAAGTCGGACATGGCGGCAGGAACGGTTTCCCTGCACCAGGGTGTTGGTGGGCAACGAGTGGTTTTTCCTAATGCCCTCCATGCCGAAGATGACCTGGCGCTCCTTGCTTCGGTGCGGGAATGCACCAGAAACGGCATCACCGAACCGAAAGATGGTTTTTATCAGTACAGCGCCGCCTGGGACTCCAAGCACAGGGTCAATCTGGAAACTGGAAAATCCGCAAGGGTGCTGTTTGAACTGCAACAAATGACAGATGGAGGTGACGCAATCTGATGGATAAACTCAAAGGCAAACGCATCATGGTCTGGACATTCATGGGCAATGCCAGAATGTATGAAGCCTTGCGCGATTATGGTGATCGCATCGATACCATCGGTCTGTTTTCCTTTAAGGTAGATAAGACCGGCACCATCACCGAGAGCGGTGTTGCCATCAGCAATATGCTGACCTACATCAACAAATGGCCCCACATCCGTTGGCTGCTCACCGTTGCCAATGACGGTGCAAACTCCATCTTCAAAGCCCTGCGTGACAACACGGATGGCGCACAGGACACTTTCTGCTCCGAACTCGTCCGCATCATGGAGAAATACCCCTGGTGCAGCGGTGTGGACATAGACCTGGAAAAAGGCGACGATTACTCCACCCACGAAGCGTCCACCGCCATGTTTGCCCATATTTACTGCACCGTGAAATCCTATGACCCCACCAAGGAAATGAACATCTGCCTGCCGGGTATGACTTCGGTCAACGGCTCGGTCGGCGGTGAGAACTGGTGCGTTTACGGTGACCTGGATAAATACTGCGACACCGCATCCATTATGACCTATGGTATGGCTTGGGCAGGTTCCGCTCCTGGTCCTGTCTCTCCGAGAAGTTGGCTTGAGGGTGTGTACGATTATGCTGTACGGGTGATGAACCCAGACAAGGTGTTCCTCGGTATGCCTGCCTACGGTTGGAACTGGCAGATCTATGACACCCCGGAAAATCTGGGCGAATACTACCGTGGCACATCCCACACCTACTATGCTGCAAAATACTGGATGCAGGGCGTGTATAACTTCACCGATGATGCACCGCCGCAGCCTTTCATTCCGATTCTTTCCTATTGGGACGATTACGATATGGGTCCGTGGGCGCTCCCTCATGTGTATGACTACATGGAAGGCAGAGATGCTACGGCAAAAACCTATCCCCAGATGGCAGAGGTCTATAACCGCAGGAACTATCTGACCGCTTATGCCAAGCAGCAAAAGACAGAGTTCGGAGAAATCCTTATCGACCACGATGCCGAGCCGGACAGCT